TCTCTCCCCTATTGAGGTTCATGATATTGTTTGCCACATTGCCGATGCGGTGCTTGCTGGCGGTATTCGTCGTGCCGCTCTTATCTCTCTTTTCTCTGCTGACGATGAAGATATGCTCGCCTCAAAGTCCGGTAGCTGGTGGGAAACCAACCCTCAAAGAGGCCGTGCAAATAACAGCGTGGTTATTATGCGCCATCGTATTGACCGTGATACATTCATGGGTATTTGGGACAGGGTTAAAGAAAGTGGATCGGGAGAGCCAGGATTCTACTTCTCCAACGATAAAGACTGGGGAACAAATCCTTGCTGCGAAATAGCTTTAAGGCCATACCAATTCTGCAATCTTACAGAGGTCAATGTAAGTGATGTGGTTGACCAAAAGGAATATGAGGCAAGAGTTAAAGCCGCTGCTTTTATTGGAACTTTACAGGCCAGTTACACTGACTTTCATTACTTGCGACCAGTATGGCAACGAACAACAGAAAAAGATGCCTTGATTGGTGTATCTATGACTGGTATTGCATCTGGTGGAGTTTTGAGACTAAACATGGTTAAAGGCGCTAAAGAGGTACAGAAAGAAAATAAAAGAGTCTCAGAGCTTATTGGCATTAATCCAGCAGCAAGAACAACCTGTGTAAAACCAGCCGGAACAACTTCTCTTACGCTTGGAACATCAAGCGGAATCCATGCATGGCACAATGACTACTACATTCGTCGAATTCGCGTAGGAAAGAATGAAGCTATCTATGGATACTTGAGAGATAACCACCCAGAACTTGTTGAGGATGAATATTTCAGACCACACGATACAGCTGTAATTTCTGTTCCACAAAAAGCTGCCGAAAATGCGATTACACGCCATGAAAGCGCACTTGATATGTTGGATAGGGTAAGACACGTTTCGCTTGACTGGATTAAACCTGGACACTCTAGAGGGCAAAATACACACAATGTATCTGCCACGGTTACAATCAAACCAGAAGAATGGAATGCTGTTGGTGAATGGATGTGGCTAAACAGAAAAGTTTATAATGGACTCAGTGTATTGCCGTTCTCAGATCACACTTATAAGCAAGCCCCGTTCGAAGATTGTACAAAAGAAGAATATGAAGCACTGTTACCATCCTTGAGAAACATTGACTTAAATCTAGTTAAAGAAGAAACAGACGAAACTGATTTAAGTGGAGAAATAGCTTGTGGTGGTGGAGCTTGCGAAATCATCTAATATAAGGAGACAAAAAATGAGAGAACAAGTAGAAGAAGTAATTGCAAAATTGCAAGAATCACTCGATGATTTGGATAAAGTTGAGAACGGTAGCTATGGCTATAAAGCTGCAGCTGTTCGAGCACGAAAAACCATGCTTGAGACCTCAAAGCATCTTAAAGACATTCGTAAAGAAGTCCAAGATGCTAAGAATTCTCACGAATAATCCAAAAATAACTTGACAAATGACCTCCAATGTATTATATTAATAGTACATTGGAGTTTTTTTTGGAGGTATTATGGATTTCACACCAATGAACAGACACTTACTTATTGAGCCGATTGAGGATAACGAAGACCAAACAAACGTCATCGTTCTTCCTGATCAATATAAGCCACAAAAGTCACCATATCTTAATGCTAGAGTCTTAGCAGTGGCAGACAATGTTGACATCCCAGTTAATGTTGGGGACACAATTGTTTGTGAGCGAAGAATGTTACATGAAGTAAAAACTAGTAACGAAACTTACTATTTAATGTTGCAAAACTATGTCTTTGGGAGGACAAAAAATGATTAATAAAGAAAAACTAGAAAAACTTATCAATGAAACCTTAAAAAAGGAAAGTGTTCTTCTGGCAAAACCGGAAGACAATAAAACTATTAATGAAGAGAAAGATCCTGAAGTTCAGGAGGATAAGTGATTAAAGAAATTGATTTGTATGGTGACGGAATCGGAAAGGTACAGTACATACAACACATGGGTGATGATAAAACAATTGTAAACTCAGCTAGAGTTAGTTTCGGTAGTGATTGTGAAGGTTCGCTAACCGAAAGAGACAAAAAACTTATCAAATATCTTATCCGACACAAGCACACCTCTACATTAGAGCACAACATCATTACTTTTAAGTTTATAGTCCCATTGTTCATCAGATCACAGCATCATCGACACCGAACATGGTCATATAATGAGATATCTCGTAGATATACGGATAAAAACTTGGCTTTTTATGAACCATCCAAGTTTAGAACTCAACATAAAAGCAATAGACAGGCCAGTAATGTGGAGGAACTTGTAAATCCAAAGATAGATACTTTTGATCCAGCATGTTCTCATCCGGTACCAGTTTTTGCTTCTGATCTAATAGTTGGGCACCATAAAGCTAGTCTTGCGTTGTTTGACGACCTGTTGGCTGCTGGTGTTTGCCGAGAACAAGCTCGTGGAGTACTACCGCAGAATTTATATACAGAATATTATGGTTCCGTCAATCTCAACAATCTACTTAAGTTTGTAGAGTTAAGAATTCATGAGGGTGCTCAATATGAAATCCAAAAAGTCGCCATGGCTTGTCTCGAAATTGCAGAGCATATTTGGCCAATCACAATTGGTTCGTATAGAGAAATCAGAGGACTTTAATGAAGGACAATTGGTGAAACTAAGTCCTCTGGGAGAATCAATATTTGGAGAAGGCACTGTGTTGATGATCATCAGAGGCCCCTATACGGCAACATCATTTACCTATGATATAACGCCTCTAGAGTATAAAGCATACGATGTTTATTTTAATGGAAACAGATATCATGATTTTGCTCAAGATTATCTGATGGCAATTGATGAAGAGGAGAACAGTGAGCAAGACAATAAAGATCAGGAATGTGGCGATAGGGAATAGCATTATAACTTTGTTGTATGCTTTTAGAACCAATACACCGTGTATATTGGAAAAACCACAGAGACCTTTTCATTTATCAAAAGAGCTGGATGATTATGATTTCACGGAACTTAAAACATCAGATCCAATCGAAATTTGGGATAGGTTGTGTGTCGTCCTTGGAATGTCTGGTTTGCTTTTATTCCCTAACAACATTGCTACAGTAAGAGACGAAGGAGGTTGTCTTGAGGTCATTACAAAAAATAATAGAAAAACAATTATCGAATACGAGAGCGTCATTAGATTTGACACAGAAGAGGATGAATATGTTAATGTTTATGACTACTTTTGGTGCAGAGCTGGTGGCGCTCATGATGTTTCTATCATTGAGGATAGAGAGAATGACTTTGTAAACAAGATTTTGTTTCCACCCAGAAACTCTCAAGTGAGAGATGCCATAGCGTGCTCTAGAATGCCTTCTAAGGACCTTTTTGAGCTTGATGTATCATCTAATATGGCTAGGCTTAAAACGATCTCTATGATGCGAAATGGAGGTCTTAAGGGCCTTAAAAATGGCCATACATCTTCTGGAGAACAGAACTGGGTTCCACCGCGACTTGAGTGGGATAAAAGAGAAGTCAAATATATTTACTACTCGGATATGTCTCTAAAAGAAGTATTTGAGCTAGAGCAAGAACGAGGTTATGCTTGGAAGTTACTAGAGAACATAACACATTATATTTCCACTTAGCAGGTATAGTACCAGTATCAGGTTTAGAAAATCGATTTAACAATATGTTACCTGATTGCTTAACGCCAATTGCAGATGACTATAGTCTTATAGAGGCGGCAGTGGTTGAGTGTGCATATGCTGGATGTGATACGATTTGGGTGATTTGTAATGATGATATTTCTCCTTTGGTAAGAGAAAAACTCGGAGACTTCGTTGAGGATCCTGTATATGTGTACAGGAAGTTTGATTACTCACCAAGATCAAGCAAGAGGTTTATCCCAATCTATTATGTCCCGATCCATCCTAAAGATAGAGACAAAAGAGATTGTCTCCCATGGTCCGTGATATACGGCTCTTTAGTGGCGTTTAAGACATCAGAGTTTTTATCGACTTGGATCTCGCCGAATAAATATTATGTTAGCTTTCCGTATGGGTATTTTAAACCATCACAACTCCGAGAACACAGAAAAATAATATCTTCATCAAAAAATGTTTACATATCCCATGAGGGTAAGACCATGAAGGATAATCTCTTTACATCCTTCACTTTTGGCAAAGATGAATTTTTAGAATTCAGAAGAGTAATAAGGACAGGGACAGGAAGATACTTTCCAGGAAAAGGATACGGTCCTTATGAAGAAAGAGAGTTTTTGCCGATTGAGGAAAGATGGTCTGCTAGATTTTTTGATAACGAAAAGGTTTTTGCTCCTTTTAATTTAGAGGATGCAAATGAAATAAAGGTAGAGAATTATTATACTATCTCAAATTGGGAAGAGTACACTTCCTTCTTTAAGAATTGCGAAGATCTTCCCTACAGACCGAAGTCGTTATTGCCAAGAGAGACTGCTCGTGGTTTGGCTAATGATTACTCTGATGACTAATTAAATCGTTATGTCATCAAAAAAACTTAGATTTAAAAAGCTTCTAAATAAATATCGATATCTTGTCAAGGAACAAGAGTTCGTCGGCGAGATTATGAAAGAGGCCAATAGAGAATTTGACTTTGAGTACAGGGATTTCTGTGTTAGGAATGATCTGGATTACGAAGAGATGACTGGCCGACCAAAGCCTGAACAATCTGACAGTGAAAAAGTTATCGAGTATAAAAAAGATGAACCTGCAGACGAACCAGAAAGAATCGAGGTTCCATTTCAGGTAAAGCAATTATATAAAAATATAGCCAAAGTATTGCACCCCGATTCACTTAGCGAAGACGACGAAGAATTTGACGAAAAAGTTAAAGAGTTTAAAGAAGCAACCAATGCAATGAATCGAGGACACTGGGGCACTTTATTGGATATTGCAGACAAAAGAGATGTAAAGTTGAGTAATTATCCTAAGATCGCTGAGGCAATAAAAGAAGATATAAATAGAATAGAAGCCGAGATCAAAGAGAAGAAACAAACATTTGCTTGGCATGTATATGAATGTGATGAGGATGAAGAGTGCATCGAAAGACTATTGAGAACATTCTTACAGATGACAAAAGGAATAACAGTTAAAGGAGACAAAAAATGAGCCACAATTTTTCTAAAGGTAAAACAGAACAAGATGATATCATTGCAAAGCCAGATCAAAATGATGATACGAAAATTGATTTTGAGGAAGATGAGATCGCTCTTCACACTAGTGGCTCCTGTAGACTTAAAATTTCTGGCCCTCAAGGTCAAATAACCATTAATGAGTCATACACACTACCAGCAGTAGATGGTCAACCTGGACAAGTTTTGCAAACTGATGGTGCTGGTAATCTTTCTTGGGTAGATGTAGATCCTGTTAGTGGCAGTGAAGCTCCACCACCACCTGCTGAATCATATGAATACGGTACTTGGTCACCTCAAGGTAATGGGTTTAGCTTTACAACCGCCGAAGGATCATACCAGAAAGTTGGTAATATGGTAGCAGTCACATTCAAAGTAAGGTTTCCGGAAACTTTCACTGGAGACGTTGGTTCATACGAGAGCAGAATTCAGAATTTGCCTTATATATCACAAGCAGGAATCAAGGGTTGGGGTGAAATTGGCCACCTATCAAATGGTCAAGGTGATGTAAGAGTCTTTGTTGCTGTTAATTCTACAAACATTAAATTGGTTAACAACTCGGCTCAAGTGAAGCAAAATGCAAATTTTGCCGATGCCTTGTTGCATGGTGGGGCTATTTATTTCACCAACTAAAGGATAATCTTTTAGTTTTAACTTGACAATATTCGTCTATTGTGTTAACTTGTATACATACGCAACAAGGAGGCATAATGCGAATTGATAACGAAATCAAGCTTGACTACAAGGATGTTCTTATTCGACCAAAGAGAAGTATTCTCAAAAGCCGAAAGCAAGTTGATCTCAACAGAACCTACACTTTCCGAAATAGTGGCCAATCATGGACTGGTGTTCCAATTATGGCAGCAAATATGGATGGTGTTGGCACATTTAACATGGCACATCAATTATCCCAGATGGGCTTGTTTACTTGTATTACAAAGCAAAATACAGCCAAAGATTGGTACAATCAGTTCCAAGCAAACCCGAATCTTGTAGCCATTAGTGTTGGCACAAACATCGAAGAATACAAGAAAGCAAGAGTTATAATCGACAGCAATAGTCTTAACTGGATCTGCATCGATATTGCGAATGGATACTCAGAACATTTCGTTGATTTTGTAAGAATGGTTAGGAATGATTATCCAGACTTAAACATCATCGCAGGGAATGTTGTTACTGCCGACATGACCCAAGAGTTAATTCTTGCTGGTGCTGATGTTGTAAAGGTTGGTATTGGTCCCGGATCTGTCTGCACAACGCGCATACAGACCGGTGTAGGCTATCCACAACTCTCTGCGGTTATTGAGTGCGCTGATGCTGCACACGGTCTTGGAGGGCACATTATAGCCGATGGTGGCTGTACCTGTCCCGGTGATGTTGCTAAAGCCTTTGGTGCTGGAGCTGATTTTGTGATGCTTGGTGGCATGTTAGCTGGGCATGATGAAGGTGGAGGAGAAATCATCGAGGTCAATGGAAAACATTTGATTCAGTTTTATGGTATGTCTTCCGATACAGCTATGAAAAAGCATAACGGCGGTGTTGCTAATTATCGTTCTTCAGAGGGACGCACAGTAAGGATTCCGTATAAAGGAAACGTTGAGGCTACAGTCAGAGATCTTCTAGGAGGAATCAGGTCAACCTGTACTTACGTTGGTGCTCCAACTCTCAAGCAACTAAGCAAATGCACCACCTTTATAAGATGTACGCAACAATTTAATTCAGTTTTTATTTGATATAATTATTATTTATATCATAAGGGCCGGAAATGGCTTCGACGGAGTAGAATCAAGGGGAAAAGTGCAAGTAGGTGTGAATCAACCTTAATCGTTCAAACTTAATAATTGCAAACAATAACGCAAACTTCGAAGAAGCACTCGCTGCTTAATCGGGAGGCTGTCTAGAGCCTTCTAACCAATCTAGGCAAAAACAACAGACAAGTTGTAAAAATCAAGCCACCCATCGCAACAGGACGGTAAGCGATGTGGATAAAACCGTCTACACTTGATAGTATGTGGAGTAAAAACTATCCAAACTTGTGAATGACTTCAGCCAATGACTGTTCCACACGAGGGTTCGACTCCCTCCCGGTCCACCAACTAATTTTCGTCGGTTCCATTCCGAGATACTATTTATAATGTATCAAGGAGAAAAAAATGGCGAAAATAAAATTAAACTGTCCTGTGTGTAATCAGGAGTTCTTAAAAGAGAAAGGAGAATACAACAGATCGCAAAGAAAAGGGAGAAAAACTTATTGTAGTCCGACATGCTCTCAGAAAGTGACGAATAAAAATCTATTAGAAGGATGCATTGAGAATTTGAAAGTTGGCGGAAGTCATCTAAGAGACGAATTCACACCATTCAGATGGTTTCTAAGGAACGCTAGAAAACGCAAGAACAGAGGGCCAACTGATCTTGATCTGGAATACTTAAAACAACTATGGGAGAAGCAAGAAGGAAGATGTCCTTTTACTAATTGGGATTTGATTTTGCCGGAGGGAAACGATTATCCTAGAAATGTAAGATCAATGTATAAGGCATCACTAGACAGAATAGATAATGATTTAGGGTACGTTAAGGGCAATGTAAGATTTGTATCTGTAATTGCTAATTACTGCCGAAATACTTTTAGCGATAAAGAGGTAATGATTTTTTGCGAAGCAGTCGCAACAACCACCACATTAAGGAGAAAATATGATAAATAACTTAAAAGAACAGATACAGTTAAGAGGTGGTTTTGTTAATGCTCATGCTCATTTAGATAGAGCAAACACAGCAACCTTTTTTTCCAAGGAAGAG